CAATACATCAACCATGTGACACCTGTGGGTCGTCGGACGCTTTGGCGTTTAACGAAGACGGTTCGTCCAAGTGCTTTTCCTGTGGCACATTTACACCCAGCAAAACCAAGGACCGCTTCAGGCAAATCCCCAAGAGCGGTTTCACGGCACTGGCTGAGCGTAAAATCTCGGGTCAAACCTGTGAAAAGTACGGGGTGTTTACCGACAACGGTGCTCACGTATATCCGTACTTTGACACCAGCAACCATCACGTAGCTAACAAGGTCCGTCCGCCGGGTCCCAAGTCCTTCATGTGGGAAGGTGCGTCAGATCAAGCGGGCCTGTTCGGCATGAACGTGTTCCCGCCTGGCTCAGCCAAGACAGTGACCATTGTCGAAGGCGAGTGTGACGCAATGGCTGCGTTTGAAATGAACGGCTCACGATACCCTGTCGTGTCTGTTCACAACGCTCAGTCAGCACCCAAGAACGTCGCTAAGTACTTCGAGTATCTCAACTCCTTCGAGAACATTGTTGTCTGCTTTGACAAAGACGAACCGAAAGTCAACCCCACCACGGGGGCAATCCACTACCCAGGCCAAGAAGCTGCTGTTGCTGTGGCTTCAATGTTCCCCATCGGTAAGGTCCGTGTCCTTACACTGGCCAAAGCAAAAGACGCCAACGACTACCTGATCAACGGCTGGTCGTCTGACTTTACGTCTGAATGGTGGAAAGCCCCAACGTTCACACCTACTGGCCTCAAGCTTGGCCGGGACATGTGGGACGAAATCTCAGAGCCCAAGAATTACGAGACCATCCCGTACCCTTGGGAGACTCTGAACAACAAGACGTACGGTATCCGGCTCTCTGAGCTTGTTATCCTTACGGCTCAGACAGGCATTGGTAAGACGTCTCTGCTCAAGGAGATCGAACACCACATCCTGTCAACGACTGACAAAGGTGTTGGTCTTCTGCACCTTGAAGAACCCAACAGCGATACCGCCCTTGGCCTTATGTCAATCACAGCAAATAAACCCTTGCATCTTCCTGACGTTCGTGCTAATGTAACTAAGGAAGAGCTTCGTGAGTACTTCGACAAAACGGTTAACAACGACCGTGTTGTTATCTGGGATCACTTTGGTTCCAACAGCATTCACGAAGTGCTCGCCAAGATTCGTCACATGGCAAACCTCGGTTGTAAGTACATCATCCTTGACCACCTTTCAATCGTTGTGTCTGACCAGTCAGGTGATGAACGCAAGGAGCTTGATGAGATTTCAACCAAACTCAAGACGCTGTGCATGGAGCTCAACATCTCCGTCATTGCTGTTATCCACCAGAACCGTAACGATCAAATTCGTGGCTCTGCTGGTGTTGAGCAGCTTGCAAACATGGTGATCAAGCTCCATCGTGACAAGGAAGACCCCGACGAGTGGCGTCGTAACGTCACCAAGCTGGTGATTCAGAAGAACCGTTTCTGTGGCATCACAGGTCCGGCGTCTTATCTGTTTTACAACCCCACGTCTGGGCGGCTTGAAGAACTGACTGACCCCGAAGTCCGTACCTTTGAAGCAGGAGGTACCATTGGTGAAGTAGAAGGCTGGTAATGTACCTGACCCCAACCCCCAATCATTGGATACTAGACATTGAAACAGATGATCTCAAAGCTACAAAAGTTTGGTGCGTCGTTGCCGAAAATTTACTGGATGGACGTGTTGTTTCTTTTAGTAGTGATAGCTTTGCTTCCTTGGCTTGTTTTCTTGACGATACTTCCCATGTATTTGTTGGCCATAATCTTCTAAGCTTTGATGCGCCTACTCTCAATCGCCTTCTTGGCACTTCTATCTCCCGCAATCGTATTGTCGATACTCTTGTCCTTTCTTATCTCTACAATCCTAAACTTCCTGGTGGACACAGCCTCGAAGCTTGGGGCAAGCGCCTAAAGCAACCCAAGGCTGAGTTCAACGACTTCAGTCGGTTTAGCCCTGAGATGCTTGAGTACTGCAAACAAGACGTCAAGGTAACAAAGGAACTGTATCTACGCCTGACTGAACGGATGCGCCAGTTCAAGTTCACTGAGAAATCCTGTGAGATTGAACACGGCATCCGTGACGTCATCAACAAACAGCAAGCTGCTGGATTCTTCTTCGACGTACCCAATGCTCAAAAACTACGGACTGATCTACTGGCTAAGGCCGACGCACTACGAGACGACATCCACAAGCTCTTTCCCCGACAGCTGGTGGAGGTTAACGAGTACGATTACAAAACTAAGAAAGATGGTGAGCCGTACGAGTCGTTCTTCCGACACATGAAAGCGTACGACCGGGTTGTCATGCACGGTGACAAGTACAAGGTTTACAACTGGCGAGATTTCAACATCAGTTCGCCTGTTCAGCGGATTGAGCGCCTGATGTCCCTTGGTTGGAAGCCTGAGAAGTTCACACCGGCTGGCAACCCACAGGTTGACGAAGAATCGCTGCTTGCCTTTTACGAACTCAAGCAGATGCCCGAGATCAAGGCCATTGCTGACTACCTTGTTCTCAGCGGTCGTGCTTCGATGCTTGGCACCTGGCTTAACAACGTTGGCCCTGACAGCCGCATTCACGGCACTGTTATGACCTGCGGCGCTTCCACCCGTCGCATGACTCACAGCAGTCCCAACACGGCTAATATCCCTAAAGCAAAGGACAAGGTACCATATGGCAGAGAGTGTAGGCAGCTTTGGACCGTTGACAATCAAGTCACAAGACGGCTTGTCGGTTACGACGCTAAGGGGCTGGAGATGCGGATGTTTGCACATTACCTTGACAACCCCGAAGCCGCTGAACTGTACATCAACGGCGATCCTCACCAAGTCAACGCTGACCTTCTCGGTATTGACAGAGACCCCGTTAAGAATGTATTCTATGCTTTTCTGTACGGTGCTATGGACCCCAAACTGGGCTGGACTGCGGACACGTCTCTGGTCAAGAAGGCGGACCAACGGAAGCGGGGCGCAGAGGTTCGTGAGTTGCTCATTGCAAAGACTCCCGGACTTCAGCGGCTAGTCGATCAAGTCAAGGCAGAGGGCGAATACATCAGGACCATTGACGGTGGCTTGGTGCGCTGTGAAGCTGAACACGCTAGGATCAACTACAAACTGCAGTCCGCTGGTGCCATCGTTATGAAGCAAGCCAGCATCTTTCTTGACGAACGTATCCAAGAACGCGGCTACGACGCAATCAGGGTTGGTGACATTCACGACGAAGGTCAGCTTGACTGTGACGTTCGGTGTGCTGACGAGGTTGGTAAGCTCGCCACCCAGTGCCTTATTGACGCTGGACGGGAACTTAACTTTCGTGTTCCAATTGAAGGAGACTACAAAGTCGGACTGACGTGGGCTGATACCCACTAGGTTTACCCCCCGTTAAAGATATTATAACATGGATTGGCAAAATGTCAAGTGAACAAAATCTAACCGTTGCAAACGGCAACCCCGTTGCAGGGTTTAGTCAAGGGCGAAACGGCGGAACTCCCGACCTAGACGCCGACACAGAACTGTACTACGGCAGGGGCCTAGCTCTTGTCACTGGTACAGCAGAGCGGAACGCTTACACCGCTGTCTTTGGTCAGTTGGTTCTTAACGGAACCCACCCCAAGGTAGCTATGAAGACTGTTCTGCTCAGCCTGGGGATTGATTATCAAGAAGATCAATTCCTTGTCACAGAAAATGGTGTGTCACAAGAAATTTAGTGTTGACATAATCCGTCACTGTGATATTATATAGATGTAAGATGCAACTCACGGAGATATCTGCATATGCCTATGATTCGTGGCCCTATCGCTTGGGCCAAGCTGGGGAAGCCCCAACCCGGATACACTAAGTCTCAACTCGAATGGTCGTTCGATCTTGGCGTTGACAAGGACGGACTCAAGGCCCTTCAAGAGGCTGGCGTGTCCATCAAGAAGTACGTCAAGCCCAAGGTCAACGAGAAGAACGGCAAGGATCACGCCACTGGACTTGACTACATCAAGTTTGCCCGGCGCGAAATCAAGGCCGACGGGACGCCCGCTCAACCGATTCGTATTGTGGATCGTAAGGGTAACGACTTTGATGCCGAACGGACTAAGATTGGCAACGGTTCGATTGTCAACGTTAAGTTTGCCGTCAACGAAACCCAGAATGGTGACATGAAGCCCGCAGTTGTTGCGGTGCAAATCTGGGACCTCCAAGAGTACGGAGACGGGGAAGACTTCCCGACTGACGACAACTGGTAACACTGGTGCGGGCTGGGGAACTGGCCCGCATCCTTTTCTGAGGTACCATGAAATACAAAGTTAAGTTCATTCAAGACGTACGGTACACGGAAACTTGTGAGGCAGTCGTTGAAGCAAAAAATCGTGACGATGCCCTTCAAAGGATTTTCAATCGAGACTTTACGTATTACCTAGTTCTTCAACGCAAAGGAGAACCTCCAGAAATCATCGAGGATTATCTGCTTGAGCTATCCCAAGTCGATTGACACACTAGTTGCTGACATCTACCAGCTGTTCGACGGCCACGACGTCAGCCCTGAAAACGCTAAGGTGTTTGGAGACACAATTGCTGAACTCATTACGAGGCGTCTCGGTGAAAAGCGAGGCGGGTTCACCCTTCGGATGTCCTCCGTTGGTAAGCCAGACAGGCAGCTGTGGTACGACAAACACTCCCCTGAAACCAAAGAACCTCTCCCGTCCAACGTCAAGTTCAAGTTCCTGTTTGGTGACATCATTGAAGCCATCATTCTGTTCTTGGCTAAAGAAGCTGGGCATACCGTTGAGAACGAGCAGCGTGAGCTAGTCGTCAACGGCGTCGTTGGTCATACCGACGGAACAATTGACGGGACGTTGATTGACGTAAAGTCAGCATCGACGTTCAGTTTCAAGAAGTTCAAGGAGGGTTCGCTTATTGACGATGACCCCTTTGGGTACCTCGAGCAACTCGCGGGGTACAACGAAGACGTCAAGGCAGAACGAGCGGGTTTTGTCGCAGTTGACAAGACCCTTGGGCACATCACGTTCATGCCCGTAGACGCTGACTACCTTAAGGGCCTTAACGTTCCTGATCGGATCGAGCACCTTAAGGAAGTCCTTGAGCAACCTGAACCACCTGAGCGTTGTTACGACCCTGTCCCTGAAGGCGAGTCAGGCAACCTCAAGCTAGACATCAACTGTTCTTACTGCGATCACAAGTTTGAATGCTGGAAGGACGCGAACAATGGGTTTGGTCTTCGTACGTTCTTGTACAGCAAAGGTCCCACCCACTTTGTTCACATTGAAAAAGAACCCCGCGTAATCGAGATTACGTTTTAACGAGAAGGTAAACAATGTCCGATAACATCTCTCCGTTCCGTCGCCAGCAAGAAGCCCCCAAGGCCCCGCCGACTTTCAAGTACGAAGTGTTTCCCGCAGACCCCGCTTGGGAAGGGCAACTCATGCAGCCCTTTGTGGCTGAGGGTTTCCTGACCGTCATGGGTGATTACTTCTTCATTGGCCGCGCTCTTGACGACGGTGAAATTGCCTGGGTCTTTGCCGCTCCCAAGGAGCAAATCCAAATGATCCGTCGCGTTGATGGTCTGATCCTGACTCACGATGCCTAACTTCAAAAGCGGCTTTGAGCGCACTCTGGCTACTCAGCTAAAACGCGCCAAGGCCACCTTTGAGTACGAACCAATCAAGGTCAAGTATACCATTGCTCACACGTACAGTCCCGACTTTGTGCTGGGCAATGGTATCATGATCGAGGCCAAAGGATATTTCAGGCCGGGGGACACAGCTAAGATGAAGGCTGTGAAAGAACAAAACCCCGACCTGGATATCCGGTTCGTGTTCATGGACGCAGACAAGAAAATCTCACGACAGAAAACAACACATGGGCAATGGGCAGAGCGCCACGGATTTCCGTACGCATCTGGTTCTATCCCTGAAGAATGGATTAAGCATGGACGTAAAGATTAACCGCGTTGACGACGAACGCATCTCCATCACTCTAATTGGCGCAGGTCATGAGTTTGACGAAGCTTTCTCCGAAAACTTTGCCAAGGACCTTGCCGTTGAATTCATGAAGGGCCTTCAAATTGTCCAAGACGCATCTGATAATTCCTGACAGCCACGCACATCCTGATTTCAGTAACGAAAGGTACACTTGGCTTGGCAAACTTATCCATGATCTTAAGCCTGACGTTGTTGTTGACATTGGTGATTGGTTTGACATGCCAAGCCTTTGTTCGTACGACAAGGGCAAGAAAAGCTTCGAGGGACGCACTTACCGCCGAGACATTGCTGCAGGAATTGAAGCTCAAGATCGGATGGTACACGAGCTTAGGAAACATAAAAAGAAGCTTCCAAGGCTCGTACGTACGCTCGGCAATCACGAACATCGAATTAGCCGGGCAATTGAATTTGATCGTGTCCTTGATGGAACGATTGGAATTGGAGATTTACAAAGCCGCGAATACGGATTTGAAGAATATCCGTTCCTTGAACCCGTCAACATCGATGGAGTTGACTACGCTCATTACTTTGTCACGGGCGTTTCAGGTCGACCCATCGGCGGAGAACACCCCGCGTACAGCCTCCTCACCAAGCGTTTCACTTCTAGCACCTGTGGTCATGTCCACACCTTTGACTACTGTATCCGCTCCAACAACATAAGCAAGCTTCATGGATGTGTTGCTGGTGTGTACCAAGACTATTGGGCTGACTACGCTGGTCCCGCCAATCACATCTGGAACCCCGGTGTTGTTGTCAAGCGTGACGTTGCAAACGGCATGTACGACATTGAGCACATTTCTCTAAAGCGTATCAAAGATGCTTACCAGTAACGAACGCGAACAACTGGCAGAACGATTTGACGTGTACGACATTGTTGAGGCTCTGGGCTTGACCGCTGCAGACCTCATCAATGCCTTTGACACCCA